ATGGACAACTGCTGGGCGGGTTTACTTTCTAATGAAACTCGACCGACCTGCACCAACTTCGTCGGCACCTGATGCCACGATAAAAACGAATACAAACAAAGGTTTACCAGAAGGCCCTTCTACTGGAACCGATGCCTTTTCTGGTTATTCGTTAAAAGATTTTGATTCATTGTTAAATGAATTAGAATCACAAAAGAGACAGAATGTAAAACTGCGCTCTTCAAGCCTTTCTTAATTTGGTAAGGCTATAATTTTTTTAGACGGATTTTTTGAACATGTCGTATTCAAGCGCCGCTTATTACAAGGCTCTTCAAGAACTTGCTAGTGGAGCCTTAAAGCCTAGCCAAAGCGCCAAAAACTTAGGTCTCACTCAGGCTGAAGCCCAGAAAAAAATTCAGGATATTGAATCTGAGCGTTTTCAATCTGAATATGCTCCTTCCGATTTCAAAATGAATGAGTTTGAAGGTCTCTTGAGTCGCCTGGAGTCTTCCAAAATGCGTCAAACTGGTCAGCGCGGCGAAATTGAAGGTCGTAACATTTATCGCCAAGGCTTGGCGAACATGATGACCAATTTCTGATGACAATGAAACCGGAAGAACAACAACAAAATAAGATTGCTGATTCCGGTTTAAATCGTTATAAGCAAGCTGTTGACGTTGCTTATAATTTTTTAAAGAAAAAACGCCAAACTGAAACAGCTCCTTCTGAGTCTCCCGCGTAACAATAATGGCAACTACTTATTACACTAAAGACGACGACACAGGGCTTTATTCAGAGGCTGATCCGTTTGGTGATTTTGAATCTTCTGGAACCGCAACTTCTTCTTCTGGTTCTGGCTCTTCTACATCGTCTTCTTCTTCTTCCCAAACACAAGATACGGCAGAAGATTTATTTGACGTTGAAAAAGCCAAAAAAGCAACAGAAGCTGCTAAGCTTTATGCAGGCGTAGCTGTTGGTGCTTCTAAAGAAAAAGCACAACAACTGCAAGAGTTTAAACAGCAAGATGAAGCAAGGGACTACCTCCAAGCTCAAAGAGCTTATCGTTACTGATTCATTTGCGGAGTGGGTGCGTTTTTTAGATGACGCCACCCAAGAATCTTTCTGTTCGTTTTGCTCTGAAAATTATTCCGTAATTGAATGCTTTTTGTATGCCCGATTTTTGGGATATACAGGGAGTATAACCATTTGTGAAGACTGGGTTAAAGTTCGTTACAAAAAACCCGATCATCGTAAAAAACTTCTTTACGAGATCGAAGAAATGCAAGAAGATATTCGCAAGCTGCGAGAAGCGGTAGAGGATGGAACTGTAAAAAGGGACGCCGGTGTTGCACGAATTGCATCTATGCAAAAAGAATTGCGCGGCACTATTGCCCAAGTGGAAGAGTTTACTTCCAATAAAGATCGTAAAGGATTACTTATGGCTGGAGCAGATAGAGCCATTCGTGAGTTGATGTTTATTTTTAAAGACGATCCAATTGAATCACCTCTACATGAAGCTTCAATGAGCGTTTGGGCTCGAATGCAATTAGAAGAATAGACTGTTAAAATATTTTTATAAAACTAAAATTAGTGTCATGGGTTCGGCAGCAGGTAAAATTCCAGCAGGACAGCAAGAAGGTTATATGAATGCGTTAAAGCAAAAAGCCCAGTCTGGTCAAAAACCGGGCGCTGTTCGCCTCGCTGGTAATGCTCCAACTGCTCCCACTCTTCCCAAGCGTGAAGACTTTGAGGCTTATCGCCAACTGAAAGAAACTGCAACCGCTGCTCGTTCGGCTGCTGCCGAACGTACAAAAACTCCTCAACGCTCAGGTATTTCCATGGGTCCTGGCACAGCGGGCCGCACATTCTGATGACTGCCAACAAGATGCCCCCAGCTTTGCTGGCCCACTTCAAAAAGAAAGAAGCCAAAAAAGAAGATGGGACGGAAATGTCCGACAAAGAAAAACATAAAGCAGCTTTAGAAAAAGCAAAACAATATCAAAAAAACAAGAAAGACAAATAATTCAGCTAGTATTCAAGTACGTTTGAGTACTTACTGTGCCTTCTTATATTCACCTTGCTCACCGTCGCAACGCTCGCGCTGCTTCTAAGAATTACAAAATTAAAGATACTAAAAACTACGACTTAATTAAAAAGGCGAAAGAAGATTTTGGTTATTTTTGTGAGTATGTAGCAGATAAACCTCCGGCCGACCACCATAAAAATTGGCACAAACATTTTGTTACAGAACGAGATAGTAGTTGTTTAATCAAAATTGCTGGCCCGAATATTGATTTGTTGGCTCCACGGGGGTCGGCTAAATCCACAGTATTAGGCTTGCTTACTGCTTGGGCTATTGGAATTCATACAGAAGCAAAGCGTCCTTTGCAGGTTCTTTATCTTTCTTATACCGTTGACATTGCTCGTTCTAAGTCAGCAACAATTAAACGTATTATTGAAAGCAAACGTTACCAGGAAGTTTTTCCAAGTGTTCGTCTTTTAAAGAATGTAACAAGTAACGAGTACTGGTCTATCGACCACAAGTTTGCTGGTATTGACGTTACAGGTGATGAACAATTTACGCTTTGCGCTGCAGGCTTAAAAGGTTCAGTGACATCCAAGCGTTCTCACCTTGTAATGATTGATGACGCTATTAAATCAGCCGCAGACATTGCAAACCCTGACATCAGGAAAATGATGCAGGACAACTGGAACGCAGTTATTGCGCCCACTATGTTTGAAGGTGGAAGAGCCATTTGTCTTGGTACTCGTTTTCGACACGACGATATTCATGCCACTACTTTTAATGAACAAAATAACTGGACTCAAATTGTTCTCTCTGCAATTCAAAATGATTTAAAAACAGGAGAGGAATTGTCCTATTGGCCAGATATGTGGTCATTGGATTATTTAAAAGAAAAGAAAAGACAAGCTCCAATTGCTTTTTCTTTTCAGTACATGAATCAAATTGTGCGTCAAAACGAATTGTCTTTGGCGCCCGAACTGATTGTTAAAGCGGAAATTGCAACAGAGTTTGATACTCTTGGAATCGGTGTTGACTTATCTGCTGGCACCAAAGAAAAGAACGACTATACAGTAATGATTCTTGGTGGTCGCATTGAAGATCGAATTCATATTATTGATTACAGGCGCATTCGAGTCATGGGTAATCTTGAAAAACTAGATGCCTTAAAAGAATTGCTTAATGACTGGTCAGTGATTGGACGTGATGATAATGGAAATTATTTTCCAACTTATTCGACTTGCGACATTTGGTCAGAAGCTGTCCAGTATCAGGCCTCCCTGGAAGCCGACTTCAAGCGCGTATGTCTCAATAATGAAGGTCTCTATAATTTGATCTGGCATCCAGTCAAAGGTTTCAGAGCGGATAAGCTGGCACGTTTCCGTGGAATCATGGGTATGTTTGAAGACCGAAAAATCGTCTTCAATCGTTTCCGTAATTTCACTACTCTTTTCGATGAACTCACAAACTTCGGTGTAAGTGGTCATGATGATTGTGTAGACGCTCTTGTCTGGTTAGTCACTGGATTAGCGAGAAAAGGACAGCTTCAGATTGATTACTGAATTTAAAATAGTAAAAACGTTTTTAAATTTGTGGGCCCAGAATACATTGCTGTTGGCTTAAGTGCAGTTATTTCCGCAACCATGGGCGGAAGCTGGGTAGCTAACAAAATTTTAAGCAGGTCACATGATCGTGTCAGGCAAGTCCATGATCTTCTAGATGTGCAGGAAAATCGTTTGAATTCTCTTGAGAATCAACTTAATCGTCTTCCTCTGGAATATGTTTTAAAAGTTGATTTCTTAAGAGAAATTCAAGAAATGCACGACAACTTTAAACAGATCAATACTAAGCTTGATAAACTGATGGAAAAGATTTTGAGCAAATGAGCTACATTTTAGAAGTTCAAGAAGACGAAAACGGTGATCAATATATTGTTTTACCCGACGAAGTAATTGAAGATCTTGGTTGGCAAGAAGGAGACGTATTAAATTGGGATGTACGAGGAGAAGGTATTGTTATTTCAAAAGTTAATGATCCTTCTGGATACGAGATTTTAGAAGAGTAAAATACAAAAAAACGATAAAGAAATGCGTTACTACGGTATGTCTAATGTTCCTGGTGCGCCAGGGGTTTTTGTGGCTGGCAGCCCCGGATACTTTATGCCTGAAAAGGAGATTCAAGATCGTCTTTTTCGATACGGCATGGATAATACTCCTGCTGGACAACAGCTTCAGCAACGCATTCAAGAGATACGTCAGCGCTATCCAAATGTCTTTGCTCCCCAAGCTTCAACTCAAATGAATGGGTCGAGCAATCTGCCAAACGCGATTAATAATATGCAAGATTTTAATTCGCGCCCTTCCGCTGTTGCGCCGTTAAATGTCCCCCCTGGATTTCAAAATAAATTCGTTTCTTAAATCGACATCTTAAAATAACTGTTAAACTGAAAATAAGATTAGGTATTGTGAATGGCTTCCGACGTTAAAGCCAGGCTTCAAGAAATTGTCAATGCAACCATTGAAAAAGATGGTACTGGCAACGTCGATACCATGGTTGTTGGGTCTCATTTGGCCCAGATGAAAATGTTTGGCATCCGTCAGGGTGTTGAGTTTTTTCCCGGCCAAGACAACTTTGGAAACCAAAGAAAAGATTTTTTAGATCGCGTTATTAAATATAATCAAATTGATATTCGCTTAGATTCTATCTGGGAGTATTTTCTTTGCGATGGAAAAGGTCTTTTTTATATTCGACCAACTAAAAAAAATTATCGTCTTTATTATTTTCGCGAACACGAATATCGCACTTTTTACGATATTGACGGCGAGCTAGAAGAAGTAATCATCATTTATAGCTATAAAGTTCGTAATGGCTACGGCTTTGGCGATTCAATTAACGTCCAAAGTGTTACAGGAGCTGCAACACTTGGAGACCGTGGTTCTAAACGTTATATTCGACTTTCGATTAAACGTAAAACAATTGAAGAAACGCATTCAGAAGGTGAAATGTCTTTTGAAATGCCAAATTATGCAGTCCCCGGCAAAACAAAAACTTTTAAAAACACATTAGGTTTTATTCCTTGTGTTGAAATCTTTAACAACCCTAAGGGTTTTTCAACAGAAGGGACAGGGGAGTTTGATTCCATGGCCAGCCATATCGTCATTCATGATGACATGGTTCGCACCATGCGGAAGAACGTGCAGTTCTTTGGTAATCCAACACTTCTTTCGTCACGTCCAAAAACCGATCTTATTGAAGCTGGTGGCGATGCTGTTGTTCAGCGACCATCCATTGCGGCAAACTCCGGTTTTACCGGATTAAATTCGTTAAGCAGATCCACGTTTAAATCGGACCCCATTAATCGTGGTGTTGACGGGCAAATCCGTGTTCCGCGAGTAATTGCAAACCTGGAACCAAATGATCGAGTTGGGTACATTGTCCCAGATGCCATTACGGGTGATCAAAATGCGTTTGCAAAACAATACAGGGAAGAGATTAGAACCGCTCTTGGCGGTGTAGATGAACTTGGCATTTCCGCTGGTATTACCGCAACAGAGTACAAATCTTTATTTGGCCGTGTTGCTGCTACTTCTCGCAAAAAAGCAACTGCTATTTACACTTACGGTATTTGTCGTTGCTTGGAATTAATTCTCTTCCAGGAAGAAAAACTTTTCCGCGAATCATTAGCGGCTATTGCAGGATTTGAAAAACCAATCGAACCCATTAGTGGCGCAACTGAGGAAGAATTGAATGCATATGAAGAAGCGATGGATATGTTTAACGATCAAGTCAAACGTTTAATGATGGCTTGCGTTGAAACCAAAATGATTCCACCAGGAGTTATTGGTTTAATTCCCGATGGAGACGTAACTGTCTTGTGGCGCTGGACTGGACCTGTTTACGACGACACTACGCAAGATATTTTGAACAGTTCAATTGTTGTTCGAAATTTACAAGAATTAGGTGTTGATAGCATTGAAGCACTGAAATACCTCTTTCCGGCTAAAACGGATGAGGAGCGGGCCGAGATGTTATCTGGGTTCCCGTTCAGGATGGTGGGTGAATTGCAGAATGCATATTCTCAATTTGCTCGCTTAGTGGGGGGCATGATGCAGACTCCTCACCCGCAATCACCGGATTTACCGATGGCTGCGGATCCCAGGCTGGATTTAACTCCATATCTGTATCGAACTCTCGAAGCTTTACAAAAGGAGATGAGTTATGCAGGACGCTACCGTCCAATCGATCCCACAGACGAGCCAAGCACCTACAGCAGTAGCTCCCAGCAGCTACGTGGTGGCAGCACCGGCTCCGACAGCGGTTCCAACACCGGTTTATCAGCAGGCGGTTCAAGCGCCAACGTACCAACCGGCTATCAGCTACCCCCAAGCGACACCTCAGGCGAGCCCCAATTACCAATCCGCCCCTACGCAGTACGCCCCCCAATTCCAATCGGAAGCGCCGAACAGCAATCCTTGGGAATCGGCGTTCAACAAGGTGGTGAATCTCCTGAGCGCACCAGTCCAATCCCCATTCCAGGGTCAACCGTCAGCGCCGACCAGCTACAGCCCGGCGAACTACGGAATGCCCAGCAGCCCAGCTACGCAACCATCGGAGACGCAGACTTGGTCTCCCAGCCCGGCCTACTCGCCCAGCTCTTCCCCAACTTCCTCGAATCCATCCTTAACGGACCTCGCGGATTACGTCGGCCTGAGCCAGGAAAGCCGCCAGGTGGTGGACGCGTTCGGAATCGAAGCACCCGCAATCCTAAATAACTATGCCGTCCAACTGGAAGGCATGCTGGATAGCGCCGTTCAGTGGGGCGCTGAAGCCCAGGGTTTAATTCAGCGTTACGCTCAGTTTGCTGTTAATGAGCATCAAGAGAATCTGGCTTATAACGAGATTCTTACTAATCCTGACGTACTCAGTGATTACACGCTGAAGTTCTTTGGTCCTGAAGGTCCATATCCTGTTTACGAAAGTGAGCGGCAACTGGAAACCCCTGGCTATCGCACAGCCCCGACTCAAACCAACATGAGCGAGTTTCCTGCTCCTCCTGCTGCCGAAGGTCAACAACAACCAGAAAACTTCTGGGGGACCTTTAGTGAAATGATGGCTCGCGATCCTCAAAACGCCTGGCGTGTTTTGAATAACGCTCAGCCAGCCACTGTGGCAAGTAAATTATTTGTCATGGAATGATAAGTAATTTGTATAAATTACCAACTGCTAAAATTTGTGTTAGATAAGACATTTTGTCTGAATCTTTCACCCGATAAAAAACACATTTCCTGCGAAATTGGAGGATAAAAGAAAGTGTTTCTTGATAACGATTTCCCAAAGATCTTAGGTGCGGAACTTTACCGTCCCCACCCTGGTTATATTGCTGAAATGGCCGTGGAGCCTGTGGTTGTCCACGACTTCACCCGTCAG